GAATCATTATTGGTTGATAACTGAGGTTCAGGAATTAAGAGTTGATTACGAATTAAATATACCTAATTGTAAATTAATTAAACCATATCAAATTGATACTACGTTTGATTTTAAGAATCGTTCAGAAGATATTTCATTTGAAGATGCACCTACTGTAAGAATTGGGAACAGTTTGCCACAATGCAAATATGAAATTTATCCCTGGAAGGAGTTTACGAATGATGACGAAATTTTGATCTTCTCTGAATATATTGTTACAATAGTAGAACCAAAACCAGAACTTCTGGAAGCGTATATCCAAGCAACGGAGTAATTAATTTGCGATTTTATACTAATGTTCAGATGGTCGGAGACGACTTTCTAGTTCGTGGATATGACAATGGTAGGCACTTTACTACTAGGGAAAAGTATTCCCCAACTTTATTCCTACCATCAAATAATAAAACAAAATATAAAACTCTTGAGGGTAATTATGTTGAACCAATTCAACCTGGTTCGGTAAAAGACTGTAGAGAGTTTTATAAAAAATATAAAGACGTAGAAAATTTTAACATATATGGTAACAATCGATTCATTTATCAATACATTTCGGATCAATATCCAGAGGATGAAATCAAGTTTGATTTAAGTAAGATTAAACTTGCAATCATTGACATTGAGGTTGCTTCCGAAAATGGATTTCCTACTGTACAAGAATGTATAGAAGAGATTCTAGCGGTCACTATTCAGGACTATAATACAAAGAAAATTTTTACTTGGGGAATAGGACAGTTTCAAAACACAGATCCCAATATTCAATATTTTGAATGTTGGAGTGAGAAAGAACTGTTGAATAAACTTTTATTATGGTTAGAAGAAAACCCCCCAGAAGTGATTACAGGGTGGAACTGTTCTCTATATGATATTCCATATGTAATTGGTAGACTTGAGAAAGTTCTGGGCACTAGAGAGATGAAAAGGATTTCTCCTTGGAAACTTGTGACGCAAGAGGAGACATATATTAAAGGACAAAACCATACTATATGCGATATTGGTGGAATTACTATTCTAGATTATCTTGAATTGTATAAGAAGTTTACTTATACTAATCAAGAAAGATACTCTTTGGATCATATTGCATTCGTTGAACTTGGTGAGAAAAAATTAGATCACACTGAGTATGAAACATTCAAGGACTTTTATACGAAAGATTGGCAAAAATACATTGAATATAATATCAAGGACGTGCAACTTGTAGATCGTCTTGAGGATAAGATGAAACTTATCGAACTTGCCATTACGATGGCATTCGATGCGAAAGTTAATTTCAATGATGTGTTTTATCAGGTAAGAACTTGGGATGCTATCATTTATAATTATTTGAAGAAGAAAAACATTGTAATTCCCCCTAAAGAGGATACATCTAAAGATGATAAGTATGAAGGTGCATATGTAAAAGAACCAGTTCCAGGAATCTATAATTGGGTTGTGAACTTTGACTTGAACTCTCTATATCCACACCTGATTATGGAATTCAATATAAGTCCTGAAACTTTTGTGGAGGGAAAGCATCATTCAATCTCAGTCAATAAAGTTTTAAATGAAACTTTTCAATATGATCTTGAAGATGATTATGCAGTATGTCCGAATGGAGCAATGTACCGGAAAGACATCTATGGATTTCTTCCTCAACTTATGCAATCAAAATATGATGAACGTGTAAACTGGAAAAAACTACAAATTGCTACGGAACAAGAATATGAAAAAACTAAAGACCCCTCATTAAAAAATACTATTGCCAAGGCAAAGATCTTTCAATTAGCAAAAAAAATTCAACTCAACTCTGCTTACGGTGCCGTAGGTAATCAATACTTCAGGTATTATAAACTTGAAAACGCTGAGGCAATTACGACTTCTGGTCAAGTTGCGATCCGTTGGATCGAAGCAAAACTGAATAAGCATATGAATAAAATTCTTAAAACTGAGGGTGTTGATTATGTTATTGCTTCTGATACTGACTCTGTGTATCTTCATATGGGTCCTGTGGTTGAAAAGGTATACGAAGGAAGAGAGAAAACTACTGAAGGCATTGTTTCGTTCCTTGATAAGATCTGTCAAATGGAACTTGAAAAGTATATTGAAAGTTCTTATGAAGAATTGGCGAAGTACCTAAACGCATATCAGCAAAAAATGCAGATGAAGCGTGAGTGTATTGCTGATCGTGGAATTTGGATTGCTAAAAAAAGATATATTCTTAATGTTTATGATAGTGAAGGTGTTCGATATTCTGAACCTAAACTTAAAATGATGGGCATTGAAGCAGTTAAATCTTCTACTCCAGCGTCATGTAGACAAATGATTAAGGATGCCCTTAAAGTTATTATGGCGGGCACTGAAAGTGACATGATCAAATTTATTTCTAAATGTAAGAGTGAATTTAAAAATCTATCTCCAGAAGAAATTTCTTTTCCACGATCAGTATCAGATGTTGCTAAGTTTAGAAGTGTAAATGAAATTTATTCAAAGGGGACTCCAATTCATGTTCGTGGGGCACTTCTATATAATCACTACATTAAGAGTGGGGGGCTTGACAAAAAGTATGCTTTGATCCATAATGGAGAGAAGATAAAATTCTGCTATTTGAAAAAACCAAACCCAATTCATGAGAATGTAATTTCATTCATTCAAAGATTCCCCACTGAAATTGGAATTGATAATTATATTGATTATGAATTGCAATTTGAAAAATCATTTTTAGATCCTCTAAAATCCATTCTTAATTGTATTGGATGGGATTATAAAGAACGTTCAACTCTAGAATCATTTTTTGTATAAAAATCATGGACTTTTTAAAAGATATTGTAAAAGAAATTGGCGGAGAATACACTCAATTGGCGTCAGATATTGATGAAACTGAAACATATGTGGATACAGGTTCATACATCTTTAATGCTCTTGTATCTGGTAGTATTTTTGGTGGGGTATCTGGTAATAAGATTACTGCAATCGCAGGGGAAACTTCTACTGGAAAAACTTTCTTTTCTTTGGCTGTCGTTAAAAACTTCCTTGATAATAATCCTACTGGATATTGTTTGTATTTTGATACTGAGGCAGCAATCACTAAATCCCTTTTGGAAAGTCGGGGAATTGACACAACTCGTCTGGTGGTTGTCAATGTAGTCACAGTAGAAGAGTTTCGCACTAAAGCACTTAAAGCAGTTGATATTTATCTGAAGAAAAAGGAAGATGAAAGAAACCCTTGCATTTTTGTTCTCGATTCTCTAGGTATGCTTTCTACAAATAAAGAGATTAATGATGCTCTTGCAGAAAAGGATACGAGAGATATGACAAAGGCACAACTTATCAAGGGTGCTTTCAGAATGCTGACTCTAAAATTAGGACAGGCAAATATTCCTATGTTAGTAACAAATCACACTTATGATAGCATGAGTCTTTATGGTGGCAAACAAATGTCGGGTGGTTCTGGATTGCAATATGCTTCATCCACAATTATCTATCTTTCTAAATCAAAAGAAAAGGACGGCGCTGAAGTCATTGGGAATATCATTCGAGCAAGAACACAGAAGTCACGTTTAAGTAAAGAAAATCAAGATGTTGAAATTCGTTTGTATTATGATGAGCGCGGCCTTGATCGTTACTATGGTCTTTTGGAACTTGGTGAACTTGGTGGACTCTGGAAGAATGTAGCAGGACGTTATGAAATGAATGGTAAGAAAATTTATGCTAAAGAAATTTTGAAAAATACTGAAAAATATTTTACTCCAGAAGTCATGGGAAAACTTGACTTAATTGCTAAAAACGAATATAGTTACGGTTAAAAGTACTACCCTTACACAATGTCAAGTGTTATAAAAATAATTGAAACTGGAATTGATGTCTCTAAAGTTCTAGAACAACTTGAACAATATCCAGAAGATTGGGGATCTCAAAAGAAAGGAAAGAATACTGTACAACTGGATTCTGAAAAATATCATCTAACTGCAGATGTTCTTCAATTAATAATGGGTGGAGTAAATACAAAAGATGAATATGTTGGAGATACTGAAATTTGTATAAAGACTGAAGCATATTACAGACATACTGAAATCTTAAATTTAGTTCAAAGTAAGTTTAAAAAAAATATTAAACTTAGGAGATGTGGTTTTTTGGGAATGTCTGTAGGCGGTCAAGTTGGAACACATATTGATTTTGGAAGTTATTACTTAACTAAGGATCGTTATCACGTATCAATTCAAGGCACATATCGTTATACAGTTGGTAATGAAAGTATTATTGTAGAACCAGGAACTTTTTTTTGGTTCAATAATAAAATAGAACATTCTTCCATAAACATCGGAGATAATGTTAGAATATCTTTTGTATTTGATATTCCACATCATAAAAACAATCCACATCATAGGGTAAAATCATAACATGGAGAGGATTGAAACTACCATCATATCAAATTTAATTTATAACGAGGAGTACTGTAGAAAAGTTCTTCCTTTTATAAAAACGCAATACTTCAATGACAAAAAGGAAAGAGTTGTCTTTGAAATTGTTTGTGAGTTTGTAGTGAAGTATGGTAAGATGATTACCAAAGAAATCTTACATATTGAACTTGATAATCGTAAAGACATCTCTGATTCTGAATTAGCAGATTCAAATAAAATTGTAGCAAATATTACTGATAACTCTTCGGATTATCAATGGTTACTTGATACTACTGAGAAGTGGTGTCGTGATCGTGCCATTTATTTGGCATTAATGGAATCAATTCAGATTGCTGATGATGAATCCGAGAAACAAAATCGTGATGCTATCCCACATATTTTAAGTGAAGCATTGTCGGTGTCTTTTGATCATAATATCGGACATGACTATATTAAAGACTTTGAATCTAGATTCGAGTTCTACCATAAGGACGAGGAAAAAATTCCTTTTGATTTGGAATTCTTCAACAAGATCACAAAAGGTGGTCTTCCTAATAAGACTCTCAATGTTGCTCTTGCAGGCACTGGCGTGGGTAAGTCTTTGTTTATGTGCCATCTTGCCAGTTCTGTTTTACTACAAAACAAAAATGTTTTGTATATCACTCTGGAGATGTCTGAGGAAAAGATTGCAGAACGTATTGATGCAAATCTTTTGAACGTAAATATTCAATCTCTTATGAACTTGTCTCATGGTGATTTTGAAACTAAGATCAATAAACTATCTAAAAAAACTCAAGGTAAATTAATTATTAAGGAGTATCCCACAGCATCTGCCCACTCTGGGCATTTCAAATCTTTGTTAAATGAATTGTCCCTGAAGAAATCATTTAAACCTGATATTATTTTTGTAGACTATTTGAATATTTGTGCATCATCTAGGTATAAAGGTTCCGCAGTAAATTCATACACCTATGTAAAGTCAATAGCGGAAGAACTTCGTGGCCTTGCTGTTGAAAATAATGTTCCAATTGTAAGTGCTACTCAAACTACTCGTTCAGGTTATGGAAATTCTGATGTTGATCTTACTGACACATCAGAATCATTTGGTCTTCCTGCTACTGCTGATCTTATGTTTGCTCTCATATCATCTGAAGAACTAGATAACCTTGGACAAATTATGGTTAAACAACTTAAGAACCGTTATAATGATCCGACAATATTTAAGAGGTTTGTTATTGGTATTGATCGCGCAAAAATGAGACTGTATGATGTTGATCAATCAGCACAAAAGGAAATAATTGACAGCGGACAAGATATAGAGTATAATAAAAATTTATCACCTTTAAAAAAATCATTCGAGGAATTTAAATTTTAATGGAACAAGTTATTGATACAAACAAATATATTGATTTTGTTAGAGAAACTACAAGTCCAGCAAGTAAAGATTTTGCACAACTTCTTTCACGCATGACTGAATTGGAAGTAACCGATGATGCTGATGTATCTCGTCTTCTAACTGCTGCTCTTGGCATCAGTGCAGAAGCAGGTGAGTTTACTGAGATTGTAAAAAAAATTCTATTGCAAGGAAAACCTTATAATGAGGATAATGTGTTTCACATGAAACGTGAACTTGGTGATATTTGTTGGTATATCGCTCAAGCATGTATGGCTCTTGATACTAACTTTGAAGAAATTCTTGAAATGAATTATCAAAAATTAAGTACTCGTTATCCTGAAGGAACATTTTCAGTTCATAAATCGGAAAATAGAAACGATGGAGATGTATGACATAAATAATACATTATTCAAATTTGTCCTTATCTAAATAAAGATGAGGACTTTTTTTACACTATGAATTTAAAATCAAAAGAACTTTTGTCTTATATTAAATATTTGGAGTCTCAAATTAAAACAAGCAAATCTAAGGATTTAAAAAGTAAACTTACCAAACAAAAAACAGCATTAATACATTTGTTGTTAAATAATAAATGAAAAATTTTTCAGAAT